CGCCCACCGGAAAGCGTTGTTGCCTTGCCATGCCAAGCCCCGCCGAGCCCCGCCCAGCAATGCCGTGCCCGGCCGTGAAAAATTGTCCCGGATACCGCGCCGGGTCGCGTGTTGCCTTGCCTAGCCTTGCCCAACCGGGCCGGGCCGAGCCCTGCCGATCCTTGGAAATCATTTGAGCGCCTTCTCGGATCAAAACAGTTCCTTTTGAGCCGTAAGGTTTCTCAGGTTGGCGCAAGCCTGATCGGCGTAGGATCGCTTCAATTCCGACCCGACAAATCGCCTGCCCTTTGAAATGGATCCGTAGCCTTCCGACCCGATTCCCGTGAACGGAGAAAAAACCAGATCCCCGGGATTGCTCCACAACTCGACGGCGCGCTCAATCACGTCGAGTTGAAGCGGGCAGATGTGTTTCTCGTCGGCGTGCTCTCGGGCGACCTCGCCGTTGAGGACTCTGCCTTGGTCGACAGTCATCCAGACTGGGGAGGCGACCTCCTGCCACCAGTCGACCGGGTATTTCGACGGGTCCTTGGTTACCGGGGTAACGCATTCTCCCGGAGCGCGAAAGACCAACAGATAATCCGCGCAACCAACCCTGCTGTCGGAGCTGTCGGCCTTCAGCGTTTTGTAAAGCAGACCATGAGCCTTCGTCCTTTGCATCTCGGTCACGGGCGATTTCCAAATGCAGATGCGCGAGTGGAATAGGAAGTTGTGCTTCCAAAACGCCCGAATGATTTCACCGCTGAAATCTTGGAATTGAATGCTTCCGTGCTTCCATTTTGTAGATAGCAGGTCAACGCAATGGACGGCGACTTCACGCCCAGGCTGCATGATTCGCTTCAATTCACCGATCAATACGCCGAAGTGCTCCATGAACTCGGCCATCGTTGAGCAGTTTCCCATGTCTTGAGGGTCTGCCGAGTAGGTAAAAAGATCAGCAAACGGCGGCGAGAAAACGGAAAAGCCAATGCTGTGATCGGCGATCTTTTCTCGGGCAACCCGAACGCAATCTCCATGGTGAACGGTCCAGCCGTCTCCGGTTGTGGTCGTGATGTCGACCTTGGCATCTATTGTTTCCGAGGTTGCAAACCTCAATTCCTTTGCCGCCAGCTTCATGTTTTCCTGCATGGTTTTGTGTTGATTGATCTTTGTTTCGATAGCCCGAAGAATAGCCCCTTCGGTTTGGGCCTGCACGATGTAGGCATTTACTTCTCGGGTCTGGCCGAATCTGTAGGACCTCCGAAGCGCTTGGTAAAAATCCTCAAACGAGTATGAAAGACCGACGAAGGCCACGTTGCGGCAATGTTGCCAGTTCAATCCGAAGCCGGCGATGGAAGGCTTCGTGATGATGATTCTGGATCTTCCTTCGCTGAAATCGGCCAAGGCCTTTTGCTTTCGTTCTGGGGTATCGCTTCCTCTGACCTCAATGGCATCTGGGATCCGCTCAATCAAAGCGTCCGCTTCGTCGTTCGTGTTGCACCACACAATCCACGGCTCGGTGCTGTGGTTCACAAGACGGGCGACTTCGTCGGCCCGCGGGCCAGACGTCAGCTTCATCTCTCGATGCATCGTTGTCGCCGACAGCGTTGCAATCCGAAACAGGTCTTCCCCTGTCGACGCGCTTTCGTCGACGTGCACCGTGATGGTTTCTAGGTTGAGCTTTGGAAGGTCGTATCCTTTGTCATCAAATCCAATGTCTGACGGCTTGGAAACGCACGCGGCCCAACTGGCGAGCCATCTCCAAAACGATGCTTCGGCGTGTTTTTTGAGCCTCCAGTCGCCCGTGTTGAATGTGTCGTTGATGAAATAGGTGGCCAACATTTGCGCCGGCGTGCAGATGCCGAGAAAATCCGCGTGCTGACCAAGCTCGGTGTAATCGTTTGGAGATGGCGTTGCGGTGCACGCCAGTCGATATGGGGTCCGGCTAAATGCTGCCGTCAATTCCTGTCTGGTTTTGCCCGCAAACTCGTCTGTGTTGAACTTGTCCAGCTTCTCGTAATTGGTGATCCAGATTCCCGGGCTGGTAACGTCGGATGCGTCTTTTGCGATGCAGGCCGGGATGCCGAACTTGACTGCTTCAAGCTGGGTTTGCCTGGCGACCGCAAGAGGCGTCAGAACCAAAACGGAACCGCCCGTGTGCTGGCAGACTTGATGCGCCCATTCAAGTTGCTGCGCGGTCTTTCCAAGGCCGCAATCCTCAAAGAGAGCGCATCGGCCTTTTCTGACGGCCCATTCAACAATCTGGCGCTGCCACGGAAACAGAGGCGCCGTGATAGGCAAGGGATCGAAGCCGTAGTTGGCCGTCACCTTGCGCTTCTTTGCAATCAACGCGTCGTAATCGTTCACTTAGTTCCTTTCATCATTTGAGCTTGGACCTTGGCCCAGTAGGCCTCGGTCGACGTCTTGCGGTCGCCGGTAGGACCGCCGTTCCAGATCCGGGCCTGCTGCTCAAGACTCTTGCCCCGGCCGTAGTGCCGCAGGTAGGCCTCGCAGACCGCCCGGGCCTGTGCCCGGTTGGTCATGTCCTGGTGCCGGTAGTGGCTGCCGGTGATCCGGTTCACGTCCAAGACAACAGCCTTGTGAATCTGGAGCGGGCCGATGGCGCGCCCGCCGTCCCCGATGGCAAGGTCGTTGCCCGATGACTCGACGACGATCAGGGCGGTGATGAGGTTGGATAGGGTGGTCATGGCGTGAATCAGCGGCCAGCCTCAAGGTTGATGCAGATGTCCGTTGCCTCGTCCCGCATTTCGAGCGTCATCGGCTCGCCGTTGCACAAGATCTCGGTCGGCAGGTAGCTGCTGGATCCGTTGTTTCGGCGGACGGCGCGGAGCAGCTTGCGCTCGGCCTCAAGAGCTGCCCGGAGCGTCCGGTGGTTGGAGATGTTGCGGGAATTGAACGTGTCGCGAAGGGTGAACTTGCTCATGATTTGATTCGTTCCGTTTCTCGGCGGCTTGATTGCCTCCGACGCGCACCACCTTAGCCGAGACCGCAGACCTTGCAAGAACTTTCTCAGATTTTTTTTGACCGCGTGATACGGATGCGCGGCCCCCGTGATGTCAGGCGACGAAGCGCTGGAAATCCAGCTTGAGGAGCGGGTCGGTGGACGACGCATTGCCCAAGACAACGAAGCATCCAGAGCGTGTTCCGTAGCCCTTGCCGACCTCCAGTTGCACGACCTGCGAGTCGTCGCGCCAGACTTGCATCTGGGTGATCGCATCCATCACAGCCTTGGTCAGATTGTCGAGGTCAGGCTTGGATTGATGCCACGACGGCGCGGACCACTTGACGTCTCCGTGCCGGTTGAGGTGGGACTTCGGGCGCGGCATGACGAATGCCAGCACCAGCCGCAACGGACCCGTGAATTGGATGCGGTTCCAATGCGTGTTGACTCCATTGGTCACCAGCAGCTTCCAGCCGTCTGCCGTGCCCGGATCGTAGACGCCGGCGCGGTTCCCTCGGCGGAAGGCCTTGACCCGTGGCTGGGCTTTCGGGATGCCTGGAATCCAGAAGTGGAGAATGTCGGTCATGGGTTGGTGTCGAGGATCTGGTGAACTCTGCCGGTCACCCGGGGGTTGGCGTACCACCAGCCGTTCTCCGATTTCTCGGCGACTGCGTCACAGGTGCCGTCGATGACGACCCATCTGCCGGCCGTCAGGTCAGCGACTCGGTCCATGTCAAGCGTGTCGAAGGACCTGAACGTCACTCGTTGGGAATAGAGCTTTGAGGTCTTGGTCAAGATCCGGTCCTCAAACTCGACGGCCATCAAGAGAAACTGGTTGCCGTCGTTGTTGGTCTGAAGCTCTGCGGAGGAATGAATGCGGCCGAAGCCGTGAGCGTGAAGCGACCTCATACGATCCCCCTGAGGTCGGCTGGCGAGTAGGACGGGCTCTTGATGATCTTGCCGTCGTTCCGGCGGACGATGTAGCGACCGTCCCCGACGTTGACGGCGCGACAGTCGGCCGGGATGCAGTCGATCTCGTCCGCGCTCCAGAGCTTCGACATATTGCTGCGGTGGATCTCAGCAAACGCTGCGTCGACTTGGGCGGGCGTGAACCCGGCGGCAAGCGCGGCGCCGTTGACGACGTAGAGCAGGTCCCCGATGGCGTCCAGGTACTGGATCAGGTTGGTGGATTCG